CTGAAGTCCCGACGTGCGTCAGGGCCGTGGTATGTGGAAGCGGGTCGAATGCTCATCACCCAAAGGCGTGAGCGTTACCGCATCAGCGGTAGCGAGTCGGCTTCGGCTTCACACGCTGGAACGAGTCACGAACGGGCGGAGCAGCCTTGTACTTCGCTGCGCTCTTCGACGACTGCGACTTGGCGTACCCATCAGCACGAGCGATCATCGACTTCGCAGCCGCGTTCCTCGTGGAGGTGGGACGCGACGGCTTCGGAGCGGGCTTCTGGATGGCGTCCCGCACGGGGCCGACGTACTTCTTCGCCCGATCCGCAGCGTAGGTGCCCTTGGCAGCCTTCTTGCCCGCCGCAGCACCCTTCGCAGCGTAGTTGAGGTTGTTCTGCACCAACTTCGCAGCAGCCTGCGTGCTGATGCCCTTCTGACGGGCGACCTTGTTGATCTCCGCCTGTGCCCATGACCAGAAATCTGCAGCCATGATGATTCCTTCCTGAGTGATCGAGAGTTGTGTAGTAGATGGATGAAGTTCGATGGGGGGCCGAAGCCCCCCATCTCACTCACTCAGGATCAGAGGCCCGTGGCACCCGTGATCTTGCCGTGGCGGGCACGGTTACGAACCGTGAGGTTGCCGTAGGCGGTGATCAGGGCGTAGCGGGCGTCCATGTTCTCGGGACGCACGAACTGGGTCTGCTCGAACCAGCGGCTCGAGTGACCGACGAGGGTCAGGTACTTCGAGTTGAGGAAGTACACGACACCAGCGGTGCAGGCCACGTCGAACACCACAGGGGCGGTCTTGAACATGAGGTTCTGGAACCCCACGTCAGCCATCTTGGTGTCGGTGTACCGCAGTTGCGGCTGCAGCAGGCTCTCGTACTTCTCGTAGAGCGACTGCGTGGTGAAGATGCCGTCAGGGGTGTCGTTGCCCTTGCTGACCGTGTTGAACAGGGTCGTCATCGACGCGAGGGTGAGCGCACCACCGAGAGCCGTCTCGGTGGACTTCCACCACGTATCGGTCGCGGGATCGATGTTGCCCACGGTGCCAGCGCTGTCGATGTAGCCAGCGATGCCAGCCCAGTCCTTGCCGCTGTTGCCCGTGCCATCGGCGTAGAGCATGGTGGTCAACTTGTCCTGCAGCGACTCCTCCAACTGCATGATCTTCGTCTCGAGCAGGTTGATGACGCGGGACTCGCCAGCGTTCTGGGCCTCCTCGATGCCGCTGATGGCGATCGAGCCAGCCAACTGCTTCCAGTCGAACTCGGCAGCGGTCACGCCCGTCTGCGGGGTCAGCGAGATGGTGTCGTAACCCGAGTAGGTTCCGACGGTGCTGTTGCCGCTGTAGAGCAGCGGCTCGATGATCTTGACGCCACCGTCATCCATGCGCATGCGACCCTTGTCGGTCAGCCACTTGGTGAGCGGACGGGCAGCGAACACGTTGTCGGTGAGACGCTTCTGGTACTTGTTGAGCGTGGTGCTCAGGAGGGTGTTGAAGTTCGAGTTCGGCATGACGCCTAACCCCTTTCTGCGGACTTAGCCGCCGAGAGAACGCTTGGCCTCACGCCAAGCGTCTGCGATGGACTGAACCGAGGACACCTCGACACCTCGCGACGCTGCGGCACTCCCGCCCGACACCACGCCAGCCTCACGCTTGGCCTTGGTCTTCTGTGACCGATTCGCTGCAGCGGCCTTCGCCATCTTCGCTTCCTCCATCACCTTGTCGAACTTGATCTGCTTGAACGTCGCCTCCAGATCGGTGCTGCCAGCGGACAAAGCCGCAGCCACCACCTCTCGAGGGTCGAACTCGTCCCCGTACTTCTGAGACAGTTGAGTGATCGTTCGCTCCAGTTGCTGCTGCGCACGCTCTTCCTCGAACGCCCGAAGGCGCTGCTCGATCTCGGCGTACCGCTTGTCAACCACGGGTTCGTCGTCCCACAGCGAATCGCCGAAGATGCTGTCTTCCTGCTTCGGCTGTGCGGCAGGAAGCCGCACACCGAACTGAGAAGCCAGCAGTTCGATCGTCCCCTGAGGGTCGTTCTCCAACGCGCCCTTGATGGCGTTGGCCCACTGCAGTTCACTCTTCTGTGCTGCTAGCGTCTGCGTCTTGCGGGTGTAGTCCGCCTGACGCTGATAGCCAGCGATCGCTTCCGACAGCGGGACAGTGATCTCTTCGCCATCCACCTTGATCGAGACGTACTTGTCTCGGAACTCATCAAGATCGATGAATGGGAGATCCTCCCCATCACCTTCGTCGAAGGTGATGTCGTCTTCAGCCTCGTCCACCAGATCAACTTCCTCACCGAAGGTGAGATCGTCTGCTGCGACATCGATGGTGTCTTCCACCTATTACTCCTTGAGTCCGCTCGGGTTGCTCTACAAGGAGTGATTCAGCGTTCCGTCACCACTTCACCTTGTCAGCCCAGTAGGCCGCAGACATGGTTCCCTTGGAGATGTTCGAGGCATGACGAGCCTTGAAAGACTCGCGCCGCTTGCGATACGCAGCGGACTCACCAGCCTTCTTCGGCGACCCAGACACACCCTGCTGGCCGAAGCGGATCAACTTCACCTGATCGCCAGACTTCGCCAGCACTGCGTGCGACTTCTTCGGATGGTTCGGTGTGCGCTTCGGCTTGTTGTAGCCAGCGAACGTCTCGTTACCGCGCCTGATCACAGTCCACTCTCCAGCAGCGCCATCAGTTCGGGCGGAAGTTCTCCAGACTGCTCAGGCGACATCTGAGGGGCGGGCATGCCAGCAGGCATCCCGCCAGCCATCTCAGGTGGCATCTCAGGCGGCATCCCGCCAGCCTCAGGGGGCATACCGCCAGCCTCTGGCGGCATCGCCTGAGGCGGCGGCTGAGACTGCAGGAACGACTCAGGGTTCTTGATCCCGAAGCCGAACTGCAACACATGCGCAGCCAACTTGCCCATGTCGACGATGCCAGCGGAAGCGAACGGGGCCATCGCATCGACCAACTGCAGAGCCTGCTGACGGCGGAACGACTCGTTGTTCGGCGCAGTCGAACCAGACTCGACCTCGAAGTCGAACTCGCCCGAGATGTAGTCGACATCGAACGTCACCCACGCAGGCTCACCGTTCTTGCCGACGATGCGAACAACCTGCTCGCTGTCCATGAACTGCTGAGCCAACTGCACCAGCCGCCCTGCAACAGCGGAGATTGCCAGTTCGATCGTTGCCAACTTGTCAGCAGCACGAGCGTTCGCAGCGTCAGCGATGATGCTGGCCTCGGTGGCCGTGCGCTTCATCTCGGGCATCTGACCACGCATGTACTCCGACACGCCGCTGATCGTCTCGATGTCAGCAGAGATCAGGCCAGACTGGTTGTAGAACTCGGGCGGAGTGATCACCGCAGGAAGCGGAGTGATCACGTTGCTGATGTTCTCATCCGACTGGACAGGAACCATCACGTTGTCATCTTCGGACTGCAGCAGGTTCCGACCCTGAGCGTCGAACGCAGACTCCTTGTAGAGGTACTTGCGAGAGAACCGCTTACGGTGGTTCATCATCTGCGTACGAGTCTCGTTCAACTCGCGCTGCAGAGGCTCGATCGCCTCCAACTCACCCATCGGATAGAACTCGTCAGGGATGTCGTAGTTGCGGATCATCACGAACGGGTGACCGAACGCGTACGGCATCTCACGAGGAGCGATCAGGAACTGGTCGCCACCATCAGCGAAGACGCTCATCGTCTTCTTGCGCAGATCGTAGAACTCCCAGACCTCGACGTACTGCTCTTCCTTGTCACGCACCTCACGGTGGAAGATGTACTCGTCGGAGATCCGACCCCAACTGGACGGCGAACAATCGCGTCGTGCAGTGGCGTTGTACCGCTTGTCCTGCCGCACCTCCTTCAGAGGTCGGCGGACACGCTGAGCGATCCAGTGAGCATCCTGCATCGACGTTGCATCAGGATCGACGAACACGTCGAACACCGAGACACGCTCCACGAACGGACGATCCTCGACCACCACAACGGTCGGCTCGATGACGTTCGAGTCTTCCTCGTTGGCCTCGATCTCCTTCGGCTCAGCCTCGGGCGATTCTTCCTGACCTTCTTCAATGTAGCGATAACCACACTTGATCCAGCCGTGGCCGAAGATCAGGAAGTCCTTCACAGCACGACGAAACTCGGGGCGACAGTCGAAGTGCTTCCACCAGTAGTTGATGACCGCTTCAGTGATGATCGCTCGAGGAGCGTCCTCGCTCCGTCGAGCATTCACCGTGATCTTCGGATAGTTCACCGCCACACTCGGAGCGATGACGTTGATCGTCGAGAACGAGATGTTGACGAGCAGCCTGTCCTCTTCGGTCAGGTACTCGTAGTGCCGTCCACGGTAGAGATCGGACAGACGACGCCATGTGTCGTCGTAGCCTTCATCACGCCGCCACTTCTTGGCGGCGTTGATCTTGTCTCGATACCGCTGCAGCACATCAGCGTTGGAGGGGCGAGCCATCAGTCCTTCTTCGTCGGGGTGTACACCGATGCAAGGCCGAAGCCCAGCACCGCAGCAGCCGACACGATCTTGCCGACAACGCCATCATCGAACCAGTGGAACACAGCGTTCAGACCGAGCACAGTCGTCAGGCCACGGTAGACCCACGCTCGGATCTTCACGGGAATCCAGTCAGCACCCTGTTCCATCACGCTGCACCCCTCTTCCTCGGCTTCGGCTCTCGTTCGAGATGCCAGTTGATGTGACCGTCAAGACGGTCATCGATCCGTTCGACCTTCTGCTCGATGCGCTCCAGCACCGTCTTGTTCTCTTCATGCTGCTCGGTGTTGCGACGATCGAACCGCGTGAGGAACCACATCAGCGGGCCACCGATCACGGCAACAAGAACAGGCGTGAGCCAACCCACTTCACACCCACCTGTTTCCGACATGCTCGAACTTGATGCCCTTTGCGGTCATCTCAGCCTCATGCTGCTTCGCCCGCTGGCGGATTGTGTCGCCGTGGAAATCGGCCTTCCCGTGCGAGAAGCCGAGACGAATGCCACCGATGTGGCACTTGAAGCACTCGGTACGACGTGGCTTCACGTCGAAAGTCCAGAGTTCACCGCAGTTTGAGCAGACAGCCGATCCCATCACAACAGGAGTTCAGCGTTCCAGTCCGCTACTCCTTCGGATAGCGGACGTTGTGTGCGCCGATCGGAACCCGCTGGAACGCCGTGTCAGGAGACTCGATCATCCTGTCGAACCACGCCAGCGAGTACATCGGCGGAGGCTGATCCTGCCTGTACTCAGGGAGCCACACATGCTTCAGCATCTGCC